GCGAAATTACAGAAGATGGATTCAGAGCAGCTACTCCTACTACTAGAGCTCACCCAAATAGTCAGACACTTCTTACCTCGAATGCAGGAGATGCATTCTCAACTGTTCTCAACGACCTCAGGGAAAGAGCTATAGATTATCCTCCAAAGTCCTTTGGATTCTATGAGTATTCTGCGCCACAATATTGCAAGATAAATGATCGGCAAGCATGGGCTTTGGCTAACCCCTCACTGGGGTACACAATTACCGAGGAAGCGATTGAGGAAGCGATTGCGACATCGCCTATTGAGAATACTCGTACCGAGACTCTTTGCCAGTGGATAGATTCTCTTTCATCGCCTTGGCCGCATGGCATTCTTGAGGACACATCTGATAGCACACTAGAAATGGCTGTGGGGGCTTATACTGTATTCGGTTTCGATGTCAGTCCTTCACGCAGGAACGGATCATTGGTCGCAGGACAGCTACTCCCAGATGGGAGGATTGGCATCGGGATCTTAGAGACTTACAGCTCACAGGTTGCCATAGATGAACTAAAAATGGCAGCAAGTATAAAGGCTTGGTGCGACATATATAAGCCTCGCTTAGTGGCATTTGACAAGTACGCGACTCAGACTATTGCAGATCGCCTGGCTAATGCTGGTGTCGTAACTGAGGATGTTTCAGGGCAACAATTCTACAAAGCCTGTGGTGATCTACTAGAAGGTTTAGTCAATCACCGGATAGTTCATAATGGACAGGCTGAATTGATCCAGCAAATGAATAACTGCGCAGCTAAGGTCAATGACAGCGCGTGGCGCATAATTAAACGTAAGTCTGCCGGAGATATCTCTGCACCTATTGGCTTGGCAATGGTAGTTAGCAAGTTAATGATCCCTCAGCCTAAACCACAGATATATACTTAGACACGCCCTATCACATTGTCTATTATCTTGACAAGTGCTATTATTTATGTCTATGGGTAGATTATTGCAGGCATTCGGTCTTGAGTCTAAGCCTTTACTAGAGGCTCAAGCAGCACCTCAAGTCCTTGGTGAGTATTCACCTTATGCCATGCCTTTCCAGTATGCATTTGTAAGCAGAGAAGATGCTCTTAGCGTTCCTGCATTACAAAGATGCCGGAATCTTTTGTCTGGCACTATCGGAGCAATTCCTTTAGAGCTTTACAAGAAATCTACTAACGAAGAACTTGGCTCACCTGCATGGTTAGAGCAACCTACTTACTCACAGCCACGATCTGTAACTATTGCATACACAGTTGAATCGTTACTTCTATATGGGCAAGCCTTTTGGAAAGTCGTGGAGGTCTATCAGGAAGATGGACGTCCTTCTCGCTTTGAGTGGATCGCTAACAATCGAGTAACTATCACACTAGATAGCACTAACACTTTTGTTAAGTCTTATGCAGTCGATGGCATGACTTTGCCAATGGACGGACTTGGATCTCTTGTAACTTTCCAGTCTTTGCTTCCTGGAATCTTAAACACAGGCATCCAAACAATTCGCGCTGCTATTGACGTACAGAAAGCAGCTACTATCGCTGCATCTACTCCAATGGCTACTGGCTATATTAAAAATACCGGTGCTGATCTGGATCCTAAAGAAGTCCAAGGCTTATTAGCATCATGGAAGAACGCTCGCAATAATCGCAGCACTGCTTACCTAACATCTACTCTTGAATATAACCCAGTGTCATTCTCACCTAAAGACATGATGTATAACGAGGCTATTCAGAATCTTGCTACTGAGATTGCTCGTCTATGCAACGTACCTGCTTACTATGTCTCAGCAGAAATGAATAACTCAATGACTTATGCCAACGTTCAAGATGAGCGTAAGCAATTCTTGTCACTATCTTTGCAGCCATTTATTAGCGCGATTGAAGATCGCCTATCTATGGATGACATCACTGCTCGTGGAAACATTGTCAAGTTTGACATTGACAAAAACTTCTTACGCACTGATCCAATGCAAGAACTAGCAGTAATCGAAAAATTACTTAGCCTAAATCTAATTACCCAGGAGCAGGCTATGGAAATGACTGATCTAACACCTAATGGAAGCCAAGGTCTAGAATGAACCAAGTAATTACCTTCTCAGCTGATCTCACAGCAGACTCAGCAAGTCGCACAGTATCAGGCAAGATTGTGCCTCTTAACGTTGAAGCAGGATCGACAAACATGGGCAAGGTTATCTTTGCTTCTGGATCTATCGCTATTGAAGATCCTAAGTCAATTAAACTCCTAAGCCAGCATGACACTAAGAAGCCTTTAGGTCGCATGGTCTCTTTTAGCGAATCAGATAACTCAATAGATGCAGTCTTTTCTGTAAGCCGCTCACAGCGCGGTACAGAAGCACTTATCTTGGCAGAAGAAGGATTGCAGTCCGGTCTTAGCATCGGTGCAGAAGTCCTCAAGTCTACGATCAAGGATGGCGTTACTTATGTATCCGCTGCTCGCTTGGTCGAAGTAAGTTTAGTAACCGAGCCAGCATTTAAGTCGGCTCAAGTCACTGATATTGCAGCAGAAGAATCTGCTGTAGAAGAAGAAACCCAACCAACAGAAAGCGAGACAGCCACCGTGGAAAACACCACTCCAGCAGTCGAAGCAACACCAGTTGAAGCACCAGCGGTTGAAGCTGCTCGCCCAACTGTTTCAGCAGCATACTTTACAAAGCCACGTATCGAAGTTACAGCAGCTAAGTATGCAGAAAACACAATCCGTGCAGCACTAGGTGATGAGTCAGCTCGTCAATACCTATTAGCAGCAGATGACACAACAGACAACGCTGGTCTAGTACCAACACGCCAACTATCTGAAATCATCAACCCACTAGGTACAACAATTCGTCCAAGCATTGATGCAATCTCTCGTGGAGTGCTTCCAGATGCAGGTATGACATTTGAGATCCCAAAGATCACACAGATGCCAACTGTTGCAGAGACAAACGAAGGCGCAGCATTCTCAGATACAGATCAGAATGCAGCATTCCTATCAGTATCAGTGAAGAAGTATGCAGGACAGCAGACATTCTCTGTTGAATTGCTAGATCGTACTTCTCCAGCATTCTTTGATGAGCTAGTACGCAACATGGCTGCTGCTTACGCAAAGACAACAAACGCAGCAGTAAACGCTGCACTCATTGCAGGCGCAACAGCAGATGCAACAACAACAGTGACATACCCAACAGCAGCAGAATTGCTAGGAATTGTCGCTCGCGGATCAGCTTCTGTATACGCAGCAACAGCAGGACTACCAAACCCATTTGCTCGCAACATGGTCGTATCAACAGGACAATGGTCTAACATCATGTCTCTAAACGATTCAGGACGTCCAATCTACACAGCATCACAGCCAATGAACGCAGGCGGTCAAGTAGCACCAACATCACTAACAGGTAATGTTGCAGGACTTAACCTCTATGTTGATCCAACAAACGCTGGCGATGGCGATGGAACAATCCTTGTCGTAAACCCAGATGCGTACACATGGTACGAGTCACCAACATACCGCCTACGCGCTGAATCAACAGCAGCAGGACAGGTAACAATCGGCTACTACGGCTTTGGAGCAATCGCTACTAAGGTCGGCGCAGGCGCATTCAAGAACAACAAGGCGTAAGCCACACTTAAGTCGCTCTAGGGGGTCGGTAGCCCTCCGATCCCCTAGAGTCTTTAGAAAGGACATCATGGCACTTACAACAGTCTCAGAACTCCGTACAACCCTCGGAGTGGGTACTTTGTATACAGATGCCGTCCTTCAGGAAGTATGTGATGCATCTGATGCAGTCCTACTTCCAATGCTCTGGGCTCCTAAGTGGTTCGCAGTAGCGCACAGCAACATCGTGAGCGAAGGCACTCTTTACTTTGACATTCCTGTCACAGATATCTTCTATGTCGGACAGACTGTAACTATCTCTAATTCCGGTACTAAATACAATGGATCTAAAACTATTGCTAGTGTCGGTGCTTATTCAATCTCAGTGCCTACGACTCACACAGTCGTACAGCCTAAGCATCCTATTGAGCCATTTGGCACAGTGGCAGCTGAGACTTACACAGACTGGACAACAGACACAGCAGTCCAGCAAGCAGCTTTGATGATATCTGTTGAGATCTGGCAAGCGCGTACAGCCACCCTTTCAGGCAGTAACGCTGTCGATTTCCAGCCAAGCCCTTACCGAATGAGCGCACAGCTTCTCGCTAAGGTGCGAGGTTTGATCGCTCATGCACTAGATCCGCGTTCAATGGTGGGCTAATGCCTCCAGTAGCGATAACAACCCTCCGCACTACTTTAGCCACTGCGCTAGTAGATAACAATAAATATCAAGTCTTTGCCTTTCCTCCATCTGTTGTCCTGGCTAACTCTGTAATTGTGTCACCGGATGATCCTTATATAACACCTACTAATAATCAGCATATTGGTATTAGTCCTATGGCATCCTTCAAGCTGCTGATCGTTGCTCCGTTATTTGATAACGAGGGAAACCTTAACGGCATAGAAGATTTTGTTTGTGGCGTGTTCGCTAAGTTAGCAGCATCATCTTTAACGTATAATGTAAGCGCAGTAAGCGCACCAAGTATTCTTAACGCTGGATCGGGAGACCTACTCAGCTGCGAGATGTCAGTCAGTATCCTAACGAGTTGGAGTTAATATGTCCGAGTGGGAAAAAGAAAACGAAGCCTTCCTGAAGAAAATCGGGCAGGTTAGCACACCAGCACCAAAGCCAGTAACTAAGAAAGAAGAGGAATAATCTCATGGCTGTATTTCTAAATAACAATGTGGGCGTGAAGATTAACTCTGTTGATCTTTCAGACCACGTCACAGCAGTAACGATCAACCGCGTATTCGATGAATTAGAAGTCACTGCAATGGGTGACAGTTCACACAAGTTTGTAAAGGGTCTTGAGTCATCAACAGTGACTATTGACTTCCTTAACGACACAGCAGCAGCGAACGTATTGGCAACACTACAGGCAGCATGGGGAACCACAGTTACAGCTGTATTTCTACAGGCAAAGGGAACAGCAGTATCTGCTACAAACCCTCTTTACACTGTCTCAATTCTTGTCAATAACACAACAGACATCAACGGCGCAGTAGGTGACATTGGCACACAGTCAATTACATTTACATGCAACTCAACTGTTGCAGTAGCTACTACCGGCACATTCTAAACAACTAAACAAAGGGGCAAACCATGGCAAAACTAAAGATCGTTCGACTAGATGGAAGCGTACTAGAAGGCGAGATCACTCCAGCAGTGGAGTATTCGTTTGAGCAGTACGCTAAAAAGGGCTTCCATAAGGCGTTTCGCGATGAAGAAAAGCAGAGCGATGTTTATTGGCTAGCATGGGAAGTAACACGCAGGTCAGGTGAAACTGTTAAGCCTTTTGGGTTGGATTTCATTGAGACACTTAAAAGTGTTGAGGTGCTTGACTCAGACCCTTTAGCTTAAAGCGCGATCAACCATTCACCTACTTAATCGCTCGCTTGAGCATTAGGTTGGGGATCGCGCCACAGCAACTGTTAGAACTAGATAAGACCATGCTAGATGCACTCCTGCAAGGTCTCAGAGATGAAGCGAAGGAGGTAGACGATGCCAGCAAGCGTAAAGGGCGGCGTTGAACTCCGCAAAGCCTTACGTAAGTTTGCTCCTGATCTGGGTAAAGAAACTCAGAAAGAGATTGCTGGAGCCTTAAAGCCAATCACTAAGACTGCTAAAGGTTATCTACCGGATGACGGATCAGTGCTAAGTGGATGGCTGCCAAGAGATAACTCTCAGGCTAGGTTCCCTGCTTACTCTGCTCGGTTAGTCAAGGCTGGAATCGGTTATAAGACTTCACCATCAAAGCCAAACCGTAGAGGCTTTAGATCCCTTGCTCGTGTCTTTAACAAGACCGCAGCTGGAGCAATCTATGAAACTATGGGTCGCAAAACTCCTAGCAGTCGCTTTGTGCAGAATCAGAATGGCAAGTTTGGCGCACAGATGAAGGGCGATGGCAAGATGGAAGGTCGCGCCCTATATCGTGCTTATGAAGAAAACCAAGGCAAGGCTAGAGAGTCAGTCCTTAATGCGATTAAAACAGCAGCCGATAAACTTAACGCAACAGCCAAGGCGAGAGGTTAATCATGGCAAATATAATTATTGACATTGCAGCAGAGTTCACTGGCAATAAAGCCTTTAAGAGTGCTGAGACTTCTACAGATAAATTAACTAAAAACATTAAGAACATGGCTAAGACTCTTGGCGTGGCTTTCAGTGCTACAGCAGTCTTAAATTATGCCAAAGCCTCAGTTAAGGCAGCAGCAGCCGATGAGAAGGCACAGAAGCAACTAGCACTAGCTCTCAAGAATGTGGGGCTTGGTCGAGATGCAGCAGCCTCTGAAGATTTCATCCAGAGACTTCAATCAGAGTTCGGTGTAGTCGATGACAAGCTGCGCCCTGCTTATCAGCAGTTAGCCGTAGCAACAGGGAACACAGCACAAAGCCAGAAGTTATTACAGATCGCTCTAGATATTAGTGCGTCCACAGGACGAGATTTAGCCTCTGTAACAGGGGCAATTTCCAAAGCATATTTAGGGAATAACACAGCCCTAGGTAAATTAGGTGTAGGTATCTCAAAGGCTGATCTAAAGGCTAAGTCTTTTGATGAGGTAATGAATCAACTTTCGACTACCTTTGCTGGGGCTGCTACTGCTTCTGCTAATACTTTCCAAGGGTCGATGGATAAGTTATCTGTTGCATCTGCAAACGTTCAGGAGATTATCGGTAAAGGCATCATAGATGCGCTCAAGGGTCTAAGCGAAGATACTACAGTCGATGATCTTGCTAAAGGCATGGAGGACTTTGCTCTATTTACTGCCGATGCAATTAGAGGCGTAGGCGTATTACTAGAAGCATTAAAGAGCATCCCAGCAGCAGTTAATTTGCCTGGACTCAAGTTTGCTATGCAAGCAACTGGCTTAGGCATCTTAAGCAAGATTGGTGCTGCTGAAAGAGAGAAGCAAGAAGCAGCAGCTGCTCGCGCTATGAATGGTCTTGCTCACTTAGCCGAGTTAGAAGCCAGTTATGCCAACATCACTCTTAAAGCCACTAAGAAGATAACAGCAGAAGAATTGAAGCAACTCAAAGCCAAGCAGTTAAAACTAGCCATCGACAAGGCTAACCTAGCCCTTGGCAAGGGATCTAATGTCTTTGACATGGAGAAGATCCAACTGGCAGCAGCTGAGAAAAGCGCAGCCGAGCAACTGGGCAAGGTAACTAGCCAAGCACAACTATTACAGATTACTAATGACCTTGCTCGCCTACAGGTCAAGCAATCTATTCTGGATCTTGAAGATGCTATCGCCTCTAAAGATGTTAATGCCATAAATAATGCAACTAGTAAACTTAATGCAGACTTAAAGATACTTGGTGTGCTTACCAATCAGGATCTTAAACTAAGAGATATTAAGTCCATCCTTGATGCAATCGTGCCAAAGGATCTAATTAACCTGGCTAACCTAGATGCTGCTATTGCTATGTTGAGAATGATTGGTGGTGGCACAGCCACTAGCACCTCAGCAGTAGCAGGCACAGCCACTAGCTCTGGCACTCCTTCACTCCTTGATGCTCTTGCAGCAGGCAGTTTTGTCCCTGTTAGCGGTGGCGGTTATTCAACTTCAGCAGGCAACTATGCCTCCAGCGGTTTCCCCGGTGCAGACAAAAATGGTGGAGTTACAGTAGTAGTCAATGCTGGCACTATTGCCAATCCAGAAGAATTAACGACTATGATCCAGAATGCAGTTATCAGCCTTAATAAGCGCGGTGACTTGCTTACTACTGCTGGGGCATTATGAC